AAAAGAAGAAAATATCCATGCCGGATTTGGATTTGATTTGGTAAACTTAATCAAAGAAGAAAACCCTGAATGGTGGACTGAAGAGTTAGTTGAGGACTTAATCATCTCAACAAAAGAGGCTTATGAAGCCGAAATGGAGGTAGTTGATTGGATATTTGAAAATGGAGATTTAGATTTCCTAACCAAAAAACAAACATTGGAGTTTATAAAAAACAGATTTAATATATCTTTAAACTCTATTGGTATTGATAATATCTTTGAAATTAACGATACTATATTAGAAACTACTGAGTGGTTTGACGACGAAATTCTAACTACAAAACATACTGACTTTTTTAATAAGAGAAGTATTAACTATAGTAAGAAAGCGAAGTCAATCACCTCAAACGACTTATTTTAATAACGATATAAAAAGAAAATGGAAAATAGAAACGCGTTTGATTGGATTAATGAAGAGTCAATTACCTTCCTTCGTAGAGGGTACTTGAGCGAAGGGGAAGAGCCTTTGGAAAGAATTAGAACTATTGCAGACCATGCAGAAAAACTTTTGGGTATAGACGGGTTCGCAGATAAGTTCTTTGACTATATGGGTAGAGGATGGTATTCATTGTCGTCACCAGTATGGGCAAACTTTGGTAAAAAAAGAGGTTTACCTGTGAGTTGTTTTGGTTCTAATGTTGGCGACAATATAGAATCAATACTCTATACACAGGCAGAAGTTGGTGAAATGAGTAAAATGGGAGGAGGTACCTCAGGTTATTTTGGTAACATTAGAGAACGAGGTGCGGAAATAACAGATAATGGACACGCACCTGGTGCAGTACATTTTATGAATTTGTTTGAAAGTGTTGTTGATAATATTTCACAAGGCGCAACACGTAGAGGTAGATTCTCACCGTACTTACCCGTTGAACATCCTGATATTATGGAGTTCTTAGAAATTGGAACAGAGGGTTTCCCAATCCAAGATTTAACTCATGCGGTAACAGTGACTGATGAGTTTATGAACGAAATGATTGAAGGAGACTCAGAAAAAAGAGCAATATGGGCAAAGGTAATTCAAAGAAGAGGTGAGATTGGATATCCGTATATTATGTTTACCGATACCATGAATAATAAATCACCTGAAGTTTATCAGGATAAAGGTGCTAAGATTTATAATTCTAATCTTTGTTCTGAAATTGCACTTCATAACTCTGAAGAAGAATCGTTTGTATGTGTTCTTTCATCCATGAATTTACTTCATTACGATGAGTGGAAAGATACTGACGCCGTTGAAGTTATGACTTATTTCTTAGATGCTGTAGTTACTGAATTTTTAACTAAGATTGAAGATATTCGTGATAATGAGACTATTGAAGGTAAAAGAGCATTCTTCTATTTAGAAAAAGCATATAATTTTGCTAAAAGACAAAGAGCTCTTGGACTTGGAGTTTTAGGATGGAACTCTCTTTTACAATCAAAAGGATTGGCTTTTGACACAAAAGAAACCGCTAAACTTAATATTGAAGTCTTCAAATCGATTAAAGAAAAATCGTATAAAGCTTCTGAAGAATTAGCTAATAAATTCGGAGAACCCGAATACTTGAAAGGTTATGGTAGAAGAAATGTAACATTAAACGCAATTGCACCTACAACATCCTCGGCATTTATTTTAGGACAGGTATCACAGTCAATTGAGCCAATATGGTCTAATTGTTATGTTAAAGATGTTGCTAAGATGAAAGTCACAATTAAAAATCCTGTATTAGAGAAACTCTTAATTGAATTGGGTAAAAATACTAAAACGACTTGGAATAGTATTAAAAAGAATGATGGTTCTGTGCAACACTTAGATTTTTTAACTGACGAACAGAAACAAGTTTTTAGGACTTTTGCTGAAATCAACCAAGCGTCTATTATTAATCAAGCGGCAATTAGACAAGATTATATTGACCAATCACAATCACTTAATCTTATGATTTCTCCTGATATGCCAACAAAGGATGTGAATAAACTCCTTATAGATGCATGGAAATTAGGTGTTAAGACCTTATACTATCAACACTCAATGAATTCAGCTCAGGCATTCGCAAGAAAAAAGTTGAATTTAAATGACTTACAGTGTGTTGCTTGTGAAGGATAATAAAAAGACCCACCTAAAAAGGTGGGTTTTTTTATAAAATTAATATCATGAATATTTATCGGTATGGCATTAAATAAAACATATGGTATTAATTTTCCTTTTAAATCAAGTCAAGAAGGGAGTTATCTTTCCTTAACCAAAACGGTTAATGAGGAAGTAAGAGCGGATTTACTACATTTGATATTAACAAGAAAAGGTAGTAGATATTACTTACCTGATTTTGGAACTAGAATATATGAGTTTATTTTTGAACCTATGGACGGTAGTACGTTCGAGAGTATAAAAGATGACATAAAACAATCTGTGAGTAAATACATACCAAATCTTGACGTTGAAAATATAAGTATAGAACCATATACTGACAGCGATACTACAGATATTAATAAACTAACATTTGAAGATGAACCTGCGGAATATCAAATGTTTGATATTTATAGGTCTGCAGGTCAAGGTGTTGACGAATATACCGCTAAAATAAGGATAGATTATTCCGTTTCTGATAGTACATTTAGTACTAGAGATTTTATAATTATTAATATATAATGGCTAATAGAAAAATATCATATACTGAGAGAGATTTTGAAGGTCTAAGACAAGACTTAATAAATTACACACAACAATATTACCCTGAGTTAATTAATAATTTTAATGACGCTTCGGTATTTTCTGTGTTGATGGACTTAAACGCGGCCATTGGAGATAACTTACACTATCACATAGATAGAAGTATACAAGAAACCGTATTACAATATGCGCAACAAAAGTCATCAATATTTAATATCGCGAGAACTTACGGATTAAAAATACCTGGTAATCGACCCTCTATAGGGTTAGTCGATGTATCCATAACAGTTCCCGCATACGGGGACCAAGAGGATACAAGGTATTTAGGTGTATTAAGAGCTGGCTCACAGTTCATAGGTTCAGGTCAAATATTTGAAAACCCTAACGATATTGATTTTAGTACACAATACAACTCTGAAGGATATCCGAACAGGACTAAAGTACCTAACTTCGATAGTAATAATAAGATTATTAATTATACTATAACAAAAAGAGAGGTAGTTGTTAATGGAGCGACTAAAGTATTTAAAAAAGTTATTAACCCCCAAGACGTAGTACCATTTTTTGAGTTTTTCTTACCTGAAAAAAATGTTTTAAGTATTACTTCTATAATACAGAAAGACGGGACATCATTTTCTAGTCCCCCGACATATGAGGAATTTATAACTGCACCAAATAAATGGTATGAAGTCGACTCATTAGCTGAGAGTAAAATTTTTGTTGAAGACCCGACTAAGGCATCCGACTCACCAAGTATAAAAGTTGGCGATTATATTGAAACGGAAAATAGGTTTATTAGTGAATTCACACCTGAGGGTTATTGTAGAATACAATTTGGAGGAGGAACAACATCACCTGATGAACAGTTAGCACAATTTGCAAATACGGGTATACCTTTAAACATACAAAACTATCAAAACAATATTGGTTTGGGTCTTACAGTTAAACCGAACACTACGCTATTTGTAAAATATAAAATAGGTGGAGGTACACAATCTAATTTAGGGGTTAATACTATAACTCAGGTAGGTAATACGTACTTTAGTGTAAACGGTCCATCTGACTCTATAAACCAAAATGTTAAACAAAGTTTAAGGTCTAATAATGTGACCGCAACGATAGGGGGTGCGGACTTCCCAACTACAGAGGAGGTTAGAAATATGGTTACATATAATTTTTCAGCACAAAAAAGAGCGGTAACAATCAACGACTATAATAGTTTGATTAATACTATGCCGAGTAAATTTGGGTCACCAGCTAAAGCTTCAATAACTGAGGAAGACAATAAGATAAAAGTAGAAATACTATCTTATGACACAAATGGAAAATTAACAGGTTTAGTATCTAATACCCTAAAACAAAATATCGCAAACTACCTATCAAATTATAGAATGATAAATGACTACATATCAATATCTAGTGCACAAGTACTTGATATTGAGTTTGAATTCTCAGTCGTTATGGACTCAACCGAAAATCAAGGTCAGGTTATTACTAATATAGTTGATAGTGTAAATTCATATCTTTCGCCTAAAACAAATAATTTAGGTAAAAATGTAAACGTATCTGATATTAGAAGAATTGTTCAAGACATACCAGGAGTTAATACATTGTCTGAACTAAAAGTATTTGGTAAAGTTGGTGGTCAATATTCTTCATCTGAGACTTCACAAGAGTATATTGATAAAGATACAAAACAAATAAAACTGGTGGATGATATCATTTTTGCACAACCAAATCAAATATATCAGATAAGGTTTCCTGAAAAAGATATTAAGGTAAGGGTGAAAAAATTACAAGGGGTAGAATTCTCCTAAACCAAATCACTATACTTTGAGACAAAGTAAATTAAAATTAAGATAAATAACTATTTATCTTAAAAGTAAAAATATGCCCAAATCTTACAGAATAAGAACCGAGCCAGGTGTAAATAAACAAATAAGGGTCAATATAGAGCAAGATTTTGATTTTCTTGAGATTTTATCTTTAAAATTAAGACAAGAAGAAATATATACCCGATTTTGTGCAGATTACGGTGTCGTAACTGGTAGAGTTATTGCAAACGGAGGTTTTGGTGTTCCGAATGCTAACATATCAATCTTTATACCTTTAAGTGAGATAGATGAAAACGACCCAATAATATCTACTTTATATCCTTATAAAAGTTTAAGAGATAAAAATGAAGATGGGTATAGGTATAATTTATTACCATATGTAAAAGAATATGATGGACACACACCTACTGGGACTTTTCCTGATAGAGAAGATGTTCTAACGAGAAAAGAAGTTTTAGAGGTATATGAAAAATACTACAAATATACCGTAAGAACAAATGATAGCGGTGACTTTATGATTGTTGGTGTACCGTTAGGTGTACAAAAAATAGTTATGGATTTAGACCTTTCTAATATGGGTCAATTTTCATTAAGACCTGCAGATTTAGTTAGAATGGGTATGGGAGTACCCTCACAATTTAACGGAAAGCAGTTTAAATCTTCTGAAGATATTGATAGTTTACCACAAATCGTACACAGTGTCCAAGACATCGACATATCTTCTTTTTGGGGTGACGGAGATGTTTGTGATGTTGGAATAACTAGAGTAGATTTTGATTTAAGAGATTTAGGTATCGAAATACAACCACACAGTATTTTTATGGGCTCACTATTCTCAACAACAGAACAAGATTTTTTAAGAAAAAATTGTAAATCTAAATCAGACACGGGAAATTTATGTGATACAGTTACGGGACCTGGTCAAATGTTGTCCATTAGACAAACAATAGATGTTGAT